TTCTTTGATTAATCCTCTGAAGTGTGCAGAGTGTGCTGATGCTGTAGGATATTCTTTGACAATTAACTTACCAGAAGTTTTCTTAATGATCTTTGCAATCTTATCATCAAACATCTTCTTTGGTAAATCATGCAAATCTTCCATAGAGACATTCATTAGGTTTGCATCAATACGTTCTGCAATACGTTCCTCAGCCATCTCCAGAGTGATGTACAACACATTCTTACCCTGAGATAGAGAACTAGCAGCCATGTGACACATAAACAAAGATTTACCCACACCCGTACCAGCAAGTGCAATATTCAAAGTTTTGGTTGGAAGACCACCCTTTGTAATCTTATTAAAAAACTCTAGATCGAAAGGAACACGTTCCTCTACCCTATGGTAAAAGTCAAATCTTGAATCTGAATCCTGTAGGTAATCGTGACCCACAGCATTATCAAAAGATACAGCCAAAGCATCAGTTAGAATGCTTGGAATAGAATCAGGAGTTCGATCCTTATCTTTTCCATCAATGATAGATATACCATCAACAATTGCATTGTATATTGCTTTGTCTTTACAAAACTTTTCAGTTGTATCTAACAACCAATCCATATCAACATCTGTACTATCTAATGTCTGTATGATTTCCACAATCTTAGAGTGTTCGTTTTCAGTTAAATCTTTTCTTTGTTCAACCTCAATCTCTAAAGATATTTTTGTGGGAATCTTTCTATACTTATCTACAAAGCTATTGATTTCATCAAAAATAATTCTTTCTTCTTTTACTGTAAAATATGCAGACTTAATGAAAGGTAAAACTTTTCTACAGTATTCTTCATTAGCTACTAAATTGCTCAGCGTCGTCCGCTCTATTGTCTGGTTCAATACTACCATCCTCTGCTTGTGCTATGATGACATGATAAAGAATGTCACCGATTAATTTATGAAACTCTTTTCCTTCTAGAATCTCCTTAGAGATTCCATTAGTGTCTAGTATATCATAATCAAACTTTAAGTTCAAGTGCTTATTTTTAGATAATGAAGATTCATCAGGAAGTGTGACTTTTCCATACTTATAGACAACTCCACTATAATCTGTTTTTTCTGTTAGACCAATACAAGTTTGATTTTTTATATCTGTGCTCTCTAAGAATACAAATTTTTCTGTAATTGGGTCTTTTAAGATTGCTTCCCTTGAGGGTAATTTTGTTGGTTTACTCTTTTCAATAGGTATACCTTGTGAATTTAAAAGTTTAGACATAGTGTAAATAACTCCCTAAAATATATTTTGGTTTGTCTATTGGTTTTTCACCAGCATGAAGCCAAGGCCACATTGGTGGAAATATTAAACAAGAACCCTTTTTACAATCAGATGATATATCATGTTGTGGGAATGATGTACTTCCTTTTTCATTATCATCTAGGTATAAAAAGAATACTAGAAACCTTCTTGCAGATTCGTGACTATTCACATCAACATGATCACCAAATTGGTCAGTTCCATCTGGTAGATATCTTTTCATTCGTAGTGGTTCAAGACTGAATTTTTCAGGCCACATATTACCAACAACTTTACATTCTGTTTTGTATTGATCTACACACCCATGTAGACCATTAACAACAGTTTGGGCATCATCATGCCACTCTTTATGTTTTAATAGTTGTATTTGAGTAAAAGACATTTCGCCTTGCTGATGTTTCTCATATTGATCTGGATTATTTTCAAACCTTTCAATTAAAGAATTACACAACTCTGGTGATAATACATTATCATATCTTCGAATATAATTTTCCATCAATGACTAAAATCTGTCGTTACGACATCCTCAAGCACTTCTTGTTCATCTTCTAAAGGAATATCTACTGTACCATACTTAAATTCTTTACCAGCAGCTGCATCAAGTAATTGCATCACTTCTTCTGTAAAGTATTTTTCTGGATTATTATTAATAGTTTTACCAAACTGTGTAGTACCATCTGGCAATTCAATACGAGTTGACATCTGTTTAAATATACCATACTTGATAGCAAGTTCTAATAATCCATAATACCTATCAAGACCCTTTTCATATGACAGACGAACATCTACCATTTTATTCTCAATAGTCAAACGCGACTTGTGGTTCTTACAGTGAACAATATTACCAACAACCTCTGTGCCATTCTTATCTTTCTTCTTAGATAGGAAGACAATAGATGAAGCTGCATACTTCAGTCCAGAACCACCACCCATCTCTTTAGTTGGGAACATAGAACCCATTGTGTCATATGTATGATTAGTAACAACCATAGGTACTTTTGCACGACCAAGTTTCAAAGTCAATACACGAAATGCAGCCTTCAATACTTGAGCCCTTGTCATATCTCTTGTTTCTTTACCATCAGTAGTATCTTCAACTTCTTTGGTAGTAGACAACATACCCAATGAATCTAGACACAACATAATTGGTTTACGATCTGATTCTTTCTTTGCAAGATAAATATCCAATATCTTGATTGCCTGTGTACGAAACTCTTGTACAGTTGTTACTGGAATGATAACCATTCGTGTGGGATCAATACCCCTGTCAACTACCATCTGTTTTGTAATTGCACTTTCAGATTCAAAGTATAGAACACCAGCGTCTGGATTTTCATCTAGAAACGATTTAACCATACCCATAAGAAAGAATGTCTTACCAGTTGCACTCTCTCCAGCGATAGCTGTAATTTTGTTCGCTGCTAGACCACCATAGATACTACCAGAAAGTAGTGCATTAAAAATGTAACTTCCCGTATCAATAAATGAATCTACATCCCCTGCCTCAACACCATCACTCACTAGTGCTGCATACTCGTTGCCTGTTTGTTTGATAATGTCTTTTAAAAAATCATTCATCATATGTCACCCTCTTTTCTATTCTCTGAACGAAAAGCATCAAACCCGCCTGGATAACGAGACTCTAACTTCACCGTGTTCATATCAATTATTTCTTCTATGTTAGTATTTAGGGCCAGGCAAGCTTGGGCAATGTACCAGATTATATCACCGAGCTCTTTGCGCAAATGAATAATTCTATCTTCATCCATAGACTTTCCTTGGAACAAACACTTCTTAACTATCTCGTTAAATTCACCACATTCGCCTGCAAGACCAGTTGCAGCAGTAAGTAACCTTGCTGGATTAACTCCCTGTTCTTCTAATATTTCTAAAGCTCCAATCATATCAGGCAAATTCTTAGATTGGTCACTTGTCACTTCATCTACAAAACTTTGATAGTCTTTCAATAAGTCCATTTATATATACTCCACGTTTAAACATTTTGTTGGGTTGTGTTTTTGTTCTGTGTCTTCTGAAAAATGAGTTTTTGTAGAAGTTTCAATACGAATACGGCGAACGCCATCTGCGGTTACTTCCTCAAACCAATCTTTAGTTTCACTTTTTAATAATGTTTTCATTTCTTTTCCTATTTGATTGCTAACGCACCAACGAAAGCGTGGTTGCGCCAAAATGGTTGAATGTCTTTGAACCCTGCATATGAAAGCATATCTATGATTTCTTCCCAAGTATTAGGTTTCATCATGTTTCTTAATGTTCTTTCTTTATCCATAATATCATCTGTGGTAAAAGACTTTCTCTTATAATCATAATAGTTAAATGTAATCATATCTTGTACAAGTGCACTTTCACATACAGTCTTCTCAGAGAATATAAAAGCACCACCCTCATTTAATCCATCATAGATGTTACTAATAACTTCTCTTCTATCTTTCTTTGGCATGAATTGTAAAGTAAAAATAGATGTAACCAAGGAACAATTATTAAAATCAAAATCACGAACATCTTCCATGATAAAATCTACCTCGGCAAAATTACTTGAGCCATTAGTTATTTCTTTTTGTCTATCTTCTAGGTCATTAATAAAACCATCAGCAATTTCAACACCAATCCAATTACCATTGACACAGTGATCTTGATTATATTCAATCATAGCCTTTGTTAGTTTACCTGTTGAACATCCAATGTCAACTATATTTGTATCGTCTTCTACAAAGTATCGTGACAAACTAATTACATCTTCTAGTAGATTAGAATACCCACGAATTGATTGTTCAATGTGTTCGTCAAAACCCTCTTCACGATGGGCAAAAGTAAAATCAGCCATTATTTAACTCCTTATAAGGTTTAATTACATTATTATATACTGCATCTGCTACAGCCTTCATCATCAAAGGTGGAACCATACGTCCCATCCTTTCAGACTTTTG